CTTTACTGATCATAAAATTTTTATAAAAAATTTTTAGGAGAATATATGTGATGTAGGAAAAGTTGTTACATTTGCATGTGTCGTTCTTTGGGCTGTTTCCGCATATGCCTAATAATGAAAGCCCAGGTACCTCACCTGGGTTTTTGCTTCTTTAGCTCAGTTGGTTAGAGCACTAGACTGTTAATCTGGGGGTCCTAAGTTCGAGCCTTAGAAGAAGCGCACTCCATCCCTGTAGATAGAATCTGCAGGCTCAGTGCCAGGAGGGCATACCGTAAGATCTGCTCGCTCACTCTCTGGCCTTCTCTGCACAGGAAAGCTGTCAAGTATAACTGTAGCAACACCCAAGTAAGTTTCTCTGATCAAGAATTACTGCTTGGGTTTTTTCATATCTTTGCGTTATTAAATTTTACTGTATGAAAAAGATTGACATGGGAAAGTATGTTTTCCTTGCGGGTAACAATGCTACCGAGATATTTGATTATTACAAGGTAGATGAGATGCACGGGTTAAACCGTAAAGATGCTCAGGCAGAAGAGGTGGATAAGACTGTTGGAAATGGTGTATACATTTATGGATGGAGTAACTATGACCCAGCTGACAAGAAACTTACTGCTAAAGCACCACATAAACCATTCTTATTTATCAACCTAGGAACATTTAATAAATACAGCCTTACACAAAAATGTACAGCTATAATGCATGAGACTATGCACATGGCCATACTTTTACATAACTATAATATAAAGGATACTGAAGAAGAAGCAATCACCTTTGCTGAAGATGAAGCTAATAAGATTATTGAAAAGCTTGGTCTTGATAAAAAAGAACAACCAAAAAAGAATTTTTTTAGTAAATAATTTTTCTATATTTGTTGAACCAACAAACTTATAATGAAAAACAGTAAGAGTAACAAAAACAGTAAGAGTAAGGAACCTATTACCCTTTTGGAAATTGTTTCAAATAGTGACAATACATTTGAGGTAAGAATAGCTAAGGTTAACAAAATGTCTATTCCAGTTCTGGTAGGTTTATTAGAAAAAGCAAAATTTGATTTATTAGCAAGAGATTTTGAAGAAGACTTCCAAGAAGTGGATGAGCTTCCTAGTAATTTTATGAATAGTAAATTTGATGCATAATGGTTGAAAGATGTATGAGAAAGCCTGAGTATTTTGATGTACTCAAATTTAATGAAGGTGACAGAGAAACAGTATTTGATTTTGTAGGAAGAAAGGCAGAATTTATAAAGCCAGTAAATACAAATGTCCTTACTTTATATGTAGAGACTTTTACCGGGCCTAGAAAAGTTGCTCCTGGATACTATATAGTAAAAGGTAATGATGGACACTTTAGTGTATACACTCCTGATGAGTACGAGAGTAAATTTGTTAAAGTAAAGAAAACCGAAAATAAATAGTTATGAGCAAGTCAACAAACAGACAAAAAGTTGAAGTATTAAAGGGATGGCTTCAATGGTTATTAATTAATAAAACAAAAAAGAAATGAATAAGTCTATTGTAGAAATGGGTGAAGATGCATCTGGAGTAAATGAAACTAAGATACTTTCATTTGGAGAAGAGCTAGTAGGAATTGAGTTCAATCCAAGTAATGATGCTGGTGTAGCTAAAGTAAAGCAGTATATGGCTGAGATAGCTAATATTTTAAAAGATAGCTACACTAATGATGAATCTAGGGGCCCTATTAAGAGCTTGCTATTTGATCATGCTATAGGAGAGTTAGTAAGTGCACAAATGGCAGTAGTAAAAGTAATCACGTTTAAATAAGAAATCATGAAATTATTAGGAAAAAGAATTTTGATTAACGTACCGGAGATTAAGAAAGCAGCGGTAGAGTTATCACCAGCACAAGAAGCTGAGCGCGAAAAAGAAGCTATCAAGAAATGGACACAGTTAGAAGTTCACTCTGTGGGAGATGAAGTAGAGAAAGTAAAAGCTGGGGACAAAGTATATGTTCAAACATTTGCTTTAGAAGGAGCAGAGAAGATAGATCTAGATGGTAAGATTAAGTTATTAGTAAAAGAGTTTGACGTAGCAATAGTATACTAAAATGAATGAAATGCGTTATGAACAGTATAATAGAACTGTTATGAAAGATCTGAAAAAAACAAATGTTACAATGACTCAAGAGCCTAAGTGGATTGATCCACAAGATTATAATAAAGCTGTGCTGGACAATATGCCTAAGTGGTCTGAGCTTAAATCTCCTACATCACATAATGATGCATTAAGACCAAAACACTATGGAGGTGCTAATGCTCAATATGAAGTTTTTAAAGTTTTGGAAGCTTGGGAACTTGATAAAGACTTCTATTTAGGAAACGTAATTAAGTATGTTGCAAGAGCTGGTAAGAAAGATTCTAGCAAAACTAAAGAGGATTTACAAAAAGCTTTAGTATATTTGCAGCGAAGGATTGATAGTTTATGATTGTTTTATACATGTTAATAGGTTTAGCTGCTTTGTATGTTCTGTATGAATTACAAAACTTTTGGCGCACTCCAGTGTATAACAAAGTCTACAACATGTGGCAAGAAGATACTGAGAAGACTGCTAAAGCAAACTTAACAATATTAGCAATGTGTATTATATCATTCATACTTGGAATTATCTGCACAGTAGCTTTGATTTAAATTTTTTATTTATAAAAATTGCCCTGGTTTTTACCGGGGCTTTTTTTTATCAAAACTTTTTTGTATATTATTAATAATGTTTATATAAATTTTTTAATAATGGATATATTAAATTGGTTCAACTGGAAGAAAGATGGAAGAATAATTACATCTGCCAGTGATGATGCCTTAATTGCAGTGGGTGAACTAGATCCTAAAAGGGATGACAAGTACATTACTGTTGCAATAAAAAAATCAGATCTAATACCAACCGTTCCTAAATTACCAAGTTTTGTAAACAATGCAGCTGTTGAGGCTGTAGTTGGTACAGCAGTTGCTGGTCAAATGTATTTTGATTCAACATTAAAAAAAGCTAAAGTGTATAACGGTGTTACTTGGGAAGCACTAAATTAATAAAATAGAGATATGAGTTTTACAGGACAATTTAATTTTGGGTACCCTATAACATCCCAAAATATTATTACAAATATACCAAATAATGCTGTCTTACCTTTAACAGTAGGATCAAGTTTAAAAGGTAATATACTTGGTATAACATTTGAGACATTAAAATCTCAAGTTGGTGGTGCAATTAATGTATATGATACATACGGAAATCCTCCAATTCAAACACAAAACATAAGATTTGAAGGACAAGGTTGGAATATTAATGGATGTAATTTACCAGCAGGTCCTGGTGCATGTATATCATTAAACTTAGCAACTATTAATGGTAACTCTATTTTAGGAGGTGGTAATATAGTAGCTGGTTTACCTAGTTTCCTTGAGTATGATGAATCAAATAGGACATTCTGGAATAACGGTAAGGGTGATCAAACTACTAATTTAAGTTATGGTCCATTTGCTTTACAAGCAAATACTTCAGGATATCAAAATATTGCTATAGGATATAGTGCGTTGACAGCAAATACAACAGCATCAGGAAATATTGGTATTGGAATGTATGCATTAAGGTATAATACTTCTGGTTATGCGAATGTAGGAATTGGTACATTTACCTTAGAATCTAATACAACAGGTTACGGCAATACGGGATTAGGTTATGGAGTATTAGGACCTAATACTACAGGTTATAACAATGTTGCTATTGGTCAAGCTTCTTCTAATGTTAATACTACAGGATATCAGAATACAACAGTAGGATCATATAGTTCTTTTAGTAATACATCTGGTATACGTAATTTATCAGCAGGTTTTGAGAGTTTGTATGATAATACAATCGGTAGTGAAAATGTTGCTCTTGGATATCAAGCATTACGTTCAAATACAACAAATACTGGTAGTGTTGCAATAGGTAATGAAGCTTTAAGAAATAATACTTCTGGTCAAATGGTTGCTGTAGGATATGCAGCATTAAGAGCTAATACTACAGGTTTGGAAAATACAGCTGTAGGATTCCAGACTTTAAATAATAATACCACAGGTTCTTTTAACAGTGCTTTTGGTTATAGAGCAATGCTTCCAAATACAACAGGTAATAACAATAGTGCATTCGGGTATTATTCATTAGTATCTAATAGTACAGGTAGTTATAATAGTGCATTTGGTCATACAGCACTTAGATCTAATACAACAGGTAGTGCAAATGTAGCATTTGGATATCAAGCAGCATTTAGTAACACTACAGGAGGTGGTAATATTGCAATTGGAAATGCCTCATTATTTGCAAATACAACTGGTAATGTTAATCTAGCAATAGGTGGTGTAAGTTTACAAAGTAACACTACAGGTCAACAAAATGCAGCAATTGGTGAAGGAGCTCTACAATATAACACAACAGGTACTAGTAATATTGGATTAGGTTATTACAGTGCAAGACAAAATACAACAGGTTTTCAAAATATTGCAATTGGTATTGAATCATTACGTGAAAATACTACTGGTTTTAGAAACATAGCAATTGGTTATTGGTCAATGTTATCTAATACTACAGGTGGACAGAATGTTAGTGTTGGTTATCAAACTTTATATAATCTTACAACAGCAACTGGAAATACTGCCATAGGTAGTGAAGCATTACGTGTAACAAATGGTGATTATAATACTGGTGTTGGATATCTAGCATTACGCTCTAATCAAACAGGTACTAATAATACAGCTGTTGGAACAGAAGCATTAAATAATAATACAACATCATTTAATACTGCTATTGGTAGAAGAGCGTTATTTTCTAATACCACAGGTATGACAAATGTTAGTGTGGGTGAATCAGCATTAATTAATAATACAACTGGTGGTGGTAATTCTAGTTTAGGTCAAGGATCTTTGTTGGCTAACACAACGGGTAATAATAATACAGGAATTGGTGAAAGTGCGTTAACTGATAATTCAACAGGTTCTAAAAACTCTGCATTAGGTGCTACTACATTTTCAGGAAACTTTACTGGTTCAGTTATATTGGGGTATGGTGCAACAGCAACAGCTAATAATCAATTTGTAGTAGGTTCATCAGGCACACCAGCTGGTACAATTACTACAGAAACAATTACAGCAAACAGAACATGGACAGTTAGAATCAATGGAGCTAACTATAAAATACCTCTATTAGCAATTTAGTAATTAATAAAACAAAATAAAATGGATATTTTAAATTTTATATCATGGGTTAAAGGAAGTAGAATAGTTACTTCCGTAGATGGGTCACAAACATTAATACCGGTAGGTCTTAAAGATCCAAAAAGAGATGACGGTTATTTAGCCGGAGCTA